GTCATCACAGGCCCCCGGAAGGAGTTACCTCCCAGCTGCTGACATTCCTAAGTGTCACTTCAACACAACCCACACGAAAGCCGAAGCCGGGCCACCGTAAAGAACCACCAATACGGAGTCGTGTGCGTCCCGTGTTATGTATCCCATGACACCCAGACTGCGATTTTCCCTACCTAATTCTGATTAGAAAGGGGCACCGGTCCTATCAACCGAATGCGATACCTAATAAAGACTATACCTAGAACCTGACTGGCCGCTGCTCCAGTGGAGGCCAAATTCAGCTCTCCCCATGCGTATTGATTGATGACCCCCAGCCCATTACCATTAGCTACAATAGCATCGGCACCGGCATTAGTTGTCATTTTGAATCGCTTGGGCACGCCATTAGAAAACCTAGTAACGTGTTGAGGCAATTCAAACGACACAACGTTGCCGGACGGTGCACCAAAGCGTTGCAAAAAGGTACCTCCATCACCCCCGGCATATGCAGGTGCCATTAGTGATTGCTCACTAGCCAGCATCTGGCTTAAATTGGATGGCGTGGAATCCCTTGCATCTGAATAAAATGACATGGCTATGGTGCCAGCTGTTGTAGTTGGTACACTGGGCACATATGTGTATTCCACCCTGTGTACTTCATACTCAGAGTAAGAATTGGACATATTGGCTAACCACAACAAATTTGATTGCCCGGGATGCTGTATTAGAGCCTCACACTTGAAGGCTCCTGCAACGGAATTTGCTGTGATAGTCCATAGAGCTTCAGTGCGCTCAACAAAAAGGTCAGAACCGCTGAACCCACCAATGGTAGCAGTGATGTTTGGAAATTTAGCATATTGTTGACCGCCAACAAAGCCAGTAGAGCTGCGAAAAGCAACTGGACCAACATGATTTTGGCCATCTGTATTCTTTTCTTTCTTTCTAGATCTAACATTCCTAGATGTTACGTTCCTAATATTAGGCATATTCGACAGAGGTGGTTAACAACTATCAACTAGGTAAGATACCTCACAATACTCACCCTGATCCGTGTGAGTGACGTTTCCCAAATTGATGAGCTCAAATCTCCGTTCTAGTAACAGCTGGTTGTCAGGCGTTATTCCAAAGGCAAGCCAAAAGGAATATCGACTCCTGGCAGTGATGTCACGAACTTGTTGAGTCACTTTTGGGATCATCATCCACATTCCCGTCTCTGAAATGCTGGCAGTTATGGTGTCACGTGAGGATACGCGCAGTTTACTGTCAGGATACATGCGATAAAAATGGCCCAATATCGGAATGCCATTGGTTAATGCTTGACCCCCACATCGCATGGCCGCCATCCACCGCTCCCTGACGTGGCGCTCCTTACAATTTAACGTGGAAGTTAAGTCCTTTGACATGCTGACTCTAGGGTCTCGCACCATCCGATAACCCAACCCATCAAACACTGGTTGAGTCTGACAGAAAACAATGCGTTCAAACTCGGTAACTGGCTCCTCCACCTTCATCGTGTAGCCAGCCCTAGTAAACCACTTCTGTAACGTCGCCAACCGGAATAAGTCCCGCTTATCCAAAACCAAGACACAGTCATCACCATTGTTGGCCAGGCGAAACTCCTCCAATCCAACAGACTTACAGAAGCTATACACCATTGCACACATCAGAAGACAATTGCCAGACGAGGTGTTCATGTCACCACTCATACGACAACCATCAGTGCGGTATTTAATAATACCGTCCTCTGTGTACACCCTGCCGACATTCTCAAGCTGCATCGCTAATAACTGTCGTAGCTCATGCTTGTCAGTGCAGAGCAACTCCCAAATAGAATGCTCCCACTTCAATGCTGATTTAGAGCAATGTTGGTCGAATCTAGAGGCATCCAACCCAACAGCAACAGGGTTATCAAACCTATTCCACATTTGCTCCAAATTGTGAGCCACAGCAATGCAATCCATGCCTTTGAGAACGGTACTACCACCAAACACATCAGCTATTTTACTAAAAAGTGGTTTTTCAACATGCTTAATGTGTCTGCCGAGAGCTGCCCCGAACCTGAAAGTCCTGGGTTGTATCAACCTAGGACACGGGTCCGGTTTGGCTGTAAAATTAATTTTCTCTACTTTAACAAAGGAGTTGACATGTGCATCCCTACGGACAATTGGATCGCGAACCAATGAATCAACGGCCTCCTGGTATCGCTTCTTCTTAGCACCGTGATACGAATCAACGAATTGATCGTATCTCAACGGTGGAATAGGAAACGAAGAATCACAAGTGACTCTTTCCCTGAAAGCACGTTCAAACGGAAGCATCATGTTTTTAAAGGACTTGTCGTCTGCCGGACGTGGTGGGGCTTTCAAGCCGCCCGCTCCATCTGGAACGAAC